AATATTCTGATCTTGATCCAGGTTTTTTTGACGCTCCAGAGTTTCAAGATTATTTATCGGCAGGTAATGGTATTGGAACTATGGATATGTATAACAGCCCTTACTTTGGTATGGGCGGTTCTGGTAGTATTGGTAAAGCGCAAGATAGAGCATACGAGGCTTATTTAGACCGAATAAAATCTGCTGATGCTGCTCCAGTTGTTACCGATCCAGTCGCTGATATGGACCCTACGCAAGTAGATCTACCTTTGGTGCAAGAAGGTCCTTCTGAAGTTATGTCTTTTGAAGATTATAAAATGAGCCAACCAGTGTCTGGACTTGGGCCTGAATCAGATGAAGCATACCGTGAAAGATACAAAAAATATGTAGATTTTTATAACAGTGGTGCGCCAGAATTTGTACCTCCACAAGAAACTCCTACAGTTCCAGGCACAGAAGTAGTGCCAGCTAATCCTACTGCCCCTCCAACAAACTCAGCTCCCGCAACGCCAACTCCGGGCGTCAGAAGTTTGGGAGATGGACTTGGCGCTCAGTTAAGACAGTTGTTTCAGCAATACATGGGCAGCAGACAGCAATACCCGAACAATTATTCAAGACCTCTTGTTAGACCTATGGATCAGTACAGAACAGCAGTTACTGATACGGATGAATATAAGGCATATAATCAATATGCACAAAGTTTAGGTCCAACTGAAGAACAAAGAGCGGAGCTTCAAAGATTGCAATCAGCTTTCGAAGGCACTGATGCTTACGGTCAGTTTAACCAGCAAAGACAGCAAAGAAGAAATTATATGCAGCCACTTGGCTACGGCGGAGGTTATGGTGGAGGCTACGGCAGTGGTTATGGTGGTGGTTTTCAAGGAGGCTTTGGTGGTTATGGAGGTGGTTATGGAGGGTACCAACAACCGTCTTATCAACAGCCTTATTATCAACCGCCAATGCAACAACAATTGTATTATGGTGGTGGTATTATGGGCGGAAGCTCTTATGGTTACCCGAACAATTATTCGAGTTATCAGCAGCCTTATCAACAACCTTATCAAATGGCGCAACAATACCAGCAACAACCAGCATATCAATCTTATGGAAGTGTTCAGCCGCAATATCCAACGCAATATAGCTCTTATGCGTCCCCATTTGCTAATTCAATTAGGTAATTATATGTTATAACCTTCTTTTCTAAGGTTTTTAACAAATTTATCTAATTCTTCCCTGGCTTCCCAAAGGCGTAATCTTACATTATGAGCTTCATTATTTCTGTTTTTATCTTCTTGTAATCTATCTACTGCCCGACGCAAAAAGTCTAACTCTGCATTTTGCGCCGGGTGTAATGATTTTAGTCCCATTTTGCATCACCCTTTAGAACAATGGCGTTACCTACAATACCAGTTTCAGCGTATCTTGTGGCTTCTTTGTTCCAGGGTAGATTAAGCAACATACCTTCCTCATTGACCAAGACTTGAATATCTGGGTCACTTGGAGAATGTACCATTTCAACAAGACCGCCAACAATCTCTTGAGCTTGTTGCAGCGTTGGTTTTGTTTCTAATGTGTCAAATACTTTTAACATCTTTACCTCCTTTCATTTAATGTGGGATTTTTAACATATACTCCCATTGTTGTCAATGATTTTCTCTTGCAGTTCTAGCCTCATAGATACCTTGAGACATAACGCCATTCATGGTTCCTAACCACTTTTTAACACCACCTTGAGAAAGTCTGTAAACATCAATACGACCTTCTTCTTGTAACGTTGTGATCGTATTCTTTATGGTAGATGAACTAACTTCTTTGAGCGCTAAAACGCATGGCTCTGAGGAAGAGCTAACACGTATTGCTTCATAGGCTCCATCATCACTACCGCCTTTGGTTACTGCCATTCCATGTTCCTCGCACATAGAAATAAACTCATACATATGCTCAAGCCTTAGTCGCACTGCTGTAGATAGAGCTAAGTTTCTAATGTCCACAGACCTATCTTCAAGAAGGCCACTGCTTTGATTCCTTATAAAGTGTCTGATTTCTCGGTTTGCAGGGCCATTAGATTTAACCACAGCACCATCAAAGACAGAATTACGAGTATATGTAACGCCAAGGTCTTTACACCGCTGACGCCCCATTTTCTCATCTACTTGCCAGACGCTGAATGCGGAGCGTACACCGTCCACAATTGCTGATGTACCTCTAATTAAGTTACGAGCCTGTTCAGGCGTTGTAATCACGTCGCTGTCTCTTATTTTAGCCATGTGGTGGTTTACCATGACAGTCGCACCAGTTTCTGTGGCTAACTGTGCAAGCATACCCATAAATGCAGCTCCTGCCGCTGGGTCAGCATTGATGTCTGCATGAACAAAAGACGCCATCGGATCTGCAACAAACAAAGCCAGGTTATCTATCTCAAGTATTTGCTCATACAACCTCTCAAATTCTGGAGCCATGATGTATGTATTGTCTACCTTTTGCATCATTGGAAACACACCGCCCAGGTTTGGCAATGGTAGTACACGCAAATCATGTTGGTAATCACTTCGAGCGTTTAACGGATCAAGTCTTTCAATACGCCTGTGCAACTCATCTTTATCATCCTCTGCTGACATCAACACAACATTACCATGATTGGCTACAAAGCCACCAAAAGAACTCTGCATTGATTCTCCAGATGCAACCTTCATTGCGAGATCTAACGTCATCATGCCCTTACCGCTATCACCAGCCGCTGCAAACACGACTGGCACACCAAGAGGTATTGTATCTGCAATTAAAAACTTTTGTTCTGGTGCAGCGCCCACAAACATATTGGAGACAAGTAAACTCTCATCACGTAAAGATATGTTTTGTTTTGTTTTATGCTGTGGTGCGTTTAAAAAGTTATTTACATCAAAACCCTCAGAGATAGCATCAGAGGCATCCCATTTGTCTGGCTTGCCTCTTGGAGGCGTTAGCATGGTCACAGAGGTAGCTCCAGCCTTTGTCGCTAAGTCTTGCACTAACTTTGCTACTTTGACCCCTGCGCTATCGTTATCAGGCCATAGAATGACTTGCTTGCCCTGTAACGGAGAGAAATCATAGCTAGGTGCAGATCTAACAGAAAGCATACCAGCGCCCCCTAAATGACAGGTGGCTGTATGACCCAAGGAGTTTAGATCGTCTGCACACTTCTCACCTTCAACCCATATGATGCGCTCTGCTTCTAATATACCCGGAATGTTGTACAAAGGTCTTGTATCTGGCATTTTAGGAAACGTACTGTTGCCAGAGAATTGACGAAACTCTTTCTTAGCCTTGCCATCATTACCTCGAAGAACCTCTCCATCTTCGCTCCTAGATATGTAACGCCGTACAAGGCATATGATCTCACCCTCACTAGATGTATAAACGTGTTCACCATCATGTGGTGTGTTTATGTCAATCTGCATCTTTTGAGGTTTTGGGCTTTCCTGGTTAAGATTAAGATTGACAGGGTTCTCTGGTGGAGGTGGACGAAACTCTGGCCCTAAGTAATCAGCAAAGTATTCAGACACGTCTTGCAGCGTCATACCTCGACCTTCCATCATAATCTTTGTAATACCGCCAACGCCTTCATGGGTACTGAAATCCATACCTTGCATGAAATCAGATCTATTAGCATCAACAGATATCTTTAGTGACTTTCCCTTTTCTCCATCTAAAGAACCAATTTCAAACTGTGTTCCTCTCATTATCCCATTGGGATATGTATCAATTAACGCTTGTAATTGTACTGATTTTGGAACTTTTTCACTAATATCGTCTGCTAGATTTTTTGATTTTGTATTACCAATTCTAAGTACGCCCATTTTTCCACCCAATTTATATTTTTATTTTTATTGCTCCCAACACGCATTCTGAAAATCACAGAACCTACACAAATAAAAATCCTTACTCTGTGCGATGCGTGGTAGAATGTCACCTGATTTAATTGCAGTCAAGATATTTACCGCTTTGTCGCTTGCTGACTGAGCAAGGTCTTTATCAAAAGGAACTAATTCATAATAGATTTCACTTGTGTTTTTATTAACAACCGTAAACAAACATGGGTTGTCTGATAGTTCCATATACGCCTGGTACAAAGCTATCTGAGTTGCATAAACTTTATTAGCTTTTGCCACACCAAGCTTAACAAATTCTTTAAACTTTCTATCATTTGCAGATTTGTTTTCCCACAACAAAGGATAGTTCATAGTGACAGGTCCATCACAGATAACGCCATCTATGTGGCCTTTAATCTGATCATCAGCTATTGAAAAACCAAACTGCTTACCATTGGTATCTTCTGTTCTTAAATCAAACTTTGCATCTCTTAACCACTTTGCAGCGTAATCTTCAATCTCATGTCCAAACTGAAATATACGCAATGTTCTAGCACTAAATTCTTTATCCTTGTCTGATGGATACCCCATAAACCTGTATTGAATTTTTCTTGAACACTCCTCTCCAATGGAAGAAGCACCTATGTACTTCCTCTTTGGCTTTTTATTATTAACCTCAACGATTGCTTCATCAACTGCAAACTCAATGTGGTCAGTAATATTCTTAAAAGGGGATACTGGTTGTTGCGCTGACGCCAGTTGACTCATAGTAATCGTCTTCGAGTTTTCCAATTTTTACCTCCGCTTCTATTCTTCGTGCATTTTGCAAACCAAAAATTAAGGTTTGAGCATCTTTATCTGTTAAATCACATAATCTTTTTTCCCACCCAATGCCTTTGCAAATAAGTGACAACTCCTCCATAGGTTTTCTTAAATCTGTATCCATATCTCTCCCTCAATGTATTCTTTTATCGTCTTCGTAGTGGCTATATAAATCCATAACCATTTTTATTTTCTTCTTATCAATTTTGTGGTTTTCAAAAAACAAATTCATTATCTTATCTGGGTTTACTTTTATGTAAGCTATCCCAAACAAAACTATTTTTTTTAAATCTATTAAACGATCAGTATGTTCATCAACAATTTTTGTTGCTGTGTCATGTACTTTTTTATCGTCATTTGGATTATCTGCCCAGCATATCATGTCATATTCTTCTGTGTTAATCTCACCAGAATCGTTCTCTAGTGCTAACAGTATTGACATTTCAAATCTTGGCATCACTCTTTCCCTGTTGACATTTCTCCGCCCAAACTAGCGTAACCTATTTTGTCTACCCAAGAGTCTTCATGGTCTATAGTTTCAACTAATCTACACGTCTTTGTCCAGTCCATCATCAACGCAATATGCCCTGGTGTCAAATGACCATGCGTTTTTATGGCTCCATCAACGATAACATTCCAACCAATTGCTATGCGCTCATGGTTAATTTTTGCATCACCGTACACCTCAGCTCGATCACCATTAACCAATTCTTTTGCTGAATCAATTAAATCATTTCTCTCCATTACCAATCTCCCTCACCATTTTATCAATATCATTTTTGTTCCAAAGATAGCTTAACCAACAAGCCGCTTTGTATTTGTCCCAAGAAAAATCCATTGGGCTAACAGTGACACCATTTGACTTTAAATGTTGCACTTGCAAAGCAGACGGAGTTTGTGAAAGCCATCTTTTTGTTTTGTTAGCTGCACTACTATCTTCAATCTCTCGAAGAAAATCATCTGCTGCAGAAGTTGCTTGCACACGAGCGCCAATAGAAACAGCCCTTAATTTACCATGTTTAGATTTAACAATAGCTATAGAAGTATCATCTATCGTAGCAACTAAACCAAATCCTTGAAATCCTGTAGCCATCATACAAGATCCATTGCCAAAAATATCTAACCATCTGAACGGAGATAATTGCATTAAATCGTATTCTGTTAATGAGAAGTCTGATAGTTCTGACTTTGCAACGCCCTCAAAACCATGACCACAATTAGGACATACTCTTGAGTTAGCTGGAATGATGAAATCACACTCTGGGCATTGTTTCTCAATTCCCATTCCTTCAACGTTCTCTGGAGCGCCGTCTAGGTTTACGTTCTCATCTAAAGCACCATGCGTTAAGATACTGGTGCCAAAATCTAAAACAATGCAATCTTTCTTAATTAATCCCGGATATATCTCTGGGTCAATGATACGCAATCCACGCCCAATCATCTGAACCATTGTAGATTTGTATGAGCATGGCCTAGTGAGAACAATGCACGAAACAGGTGGAGCGTCAAAACCTTCAGTTAAAACAGCTACGTTTATTACAACCTGGACATTACCAAACTCTAAACTCTGCAAAATATCTGCACGTTCATCAGAAGGCGTTTCTCCAGTTACGATTTCTGCATTAATATCATTTGCAACAAACTCATCAAGCAAAGCATTTGCGTGGCGAATAGTAGAGCAAAACACAACGGTTTTTCTATCTGAAGCCTTCTCTAACCACTCTTTGACCACACGCTCATTAATGATTGTACGGTTCATAATTGCTTCAACTTGCTCCATATCAAAATCGTTAGCAAGCTTTCGAACTTCTCCCAATTCGCTCTGCACACCAACGTCAATAACGTAGGCAGTAGGTTTTACTAAAAAGCCCTCACGAATTAATGTAGTTAATTCAATCTGATGTGAGCAGTTGTTAAAGACACTCTTTAACCCTTTTCTATCTCCACGATTAGGAGTGGCTGTAAATCCTACGATTTCAGCGTTGTCATTGTCTTCTCGAATTGCATCAATAATCTTTTGATATGTCGGAGCGGCAGCATGGTGACTTTCGTCTACAACAACCATATCAAACTTAGGTCTATTGCGTAAGTTTGCATCCCTGGACATTGTTTGAACCATAGAGAAAACAGCTTCTCCATCCCAATGTTTCATTGAGCCGTTCACAACGCTAGTCGTAATGTAGGGATTTACTTTATTAAACTTAACGCTGTTTTGTTCAACCAGTTCATCTCTATGTTGAAGAACTAAAACACGTTTTCCTTTTTTATGTCTCTTGCCAATTAAGGCAGACATCATGATAGTCTTTCCAGCCCCTGTAGGAGCAACAACAATTGTGTTGTTATGTTTATCGAGGGCTGTAGACGCATCTGACACAGCGACCTCTTGATAGGGTCTTAATAACATTTGATTTCCTTACGCTACTGGAAGTTGGGGGGTTAGCGGCTCACGGCCCCCCGATCCGTGTTTCTAGCAGACAACCAAGAGTCCTGCCGCTAGATTATTTATTTGCCCAACTAGGAATAGGACCACCTGATCCTGGTTGTGCTTGTGCCTGTGGCTGGTGCGTAGGTTGTTGCACCTGCGGTGAAGCGTAATTACCCGAAGGAATGAACTCTTTTTGGTTTGGTGTCAACGCTACCATGAGCTTGTTTTGATCATCATAACCATTTGTACCCTTCTTGATACCAACTTTAGCACAGATTTCCATACCAGTCAAAGCGTCCACGCCAGAGATCTGACGACGAGACTGTGCTTCTGGAGACATATCCGCTGGGTCTAAGTTATTTGCGCTTTCAATAATTGATCGCAAAGTGCGTAAACCAATCTCTTTTGCTAATGGAATACCACTTTCACCCATCTTGTCACCATCAACAAAAATTCTGTCCCAGAACTTACGACGGTCAAACTGACCACCAATAATTGTAAACTCTAGTTCCATCCATTTTGCAGATGAAGTCTGTGATGCTTTAAACCACTGACCATTACCAAACTCTGGGATTGATGTTTCGCCCATCTTTACCAAGATCGTCGCCCTTGCTACTGTGCCAATCGGAATTAGAGTTCTTTCCATTTGACCTGTTTCTGGCTGTACTTCATTTAAGTTAATCATTTTTATTTACCTCTTCTTTAGGAGCTTGTGTTTTAGGATCGACAAAATTCAACGGTCTTTCAGACTGAGGTTTGCCGCTCCCCATTTTAGCGATCAGTTTACCTAAGTGTGGCTCTTCGAGCGCGTCAAGACGACCAGATCTATCCTTTGCTGGATACCCCCAATCATTTAAAGCATGACACACAAAAGCCCTGTAGGGTCCGTTCTCGCCAGTTAAAATAGACATTGTAATCATCTCATCTACAATGCCTGGTAGTTCACGCCCTGTCTTAGAGCCTTCGATTTGTAGAGAATATTGCTTTCGATTATAATCATCTGTTGTTTCATCTAAGATACCAACAAAGATTACATTCTTTTCTCTAATGTGTTGAAGATGTGTTAGCCAAGCCATCATCTCACGACCATGCAGACCATAAGCAGATCTGGTATCTAACTTACCTGTTCGATCTGATCTACTTTCTGGTTGTTGTTGACACCATTGAAAACATAAACGTCCGGCAACTGTGATTGAGTCAATAAACAAAGTATCGTACTTGTTCATCATTTCTTCACGCTCACCATAAATAGACGAAACATAGTCAAAGTGTGATTTACCATAAGGCTGATCTTCTGCCAGTGACGGATTAGGACCACCCAAGAAGCACGCAAAATCTCTGCATTCCCCCCAGGTTCTTGGCCTAATCACATCAACAGGCCACCCCTCAATGGCTGCATCTCCAGCTTCAAGGTCAAAGAACAATGTACTATCATAGTCTAAAGTTCTAGCAAGAGTTGTTTTACCAACTCCGCTAGGACCACATACCACAATCTTATGACCTCGTTTTTCTGCCATACGTTGATCGGCAGTTATAATATTTAAACCCATTCTAGTCCTCCAATTCTACTTTGAAAGAACCAATCTCGGTGGTTCTACAAGTTTGCAATAGATCACGAACATCTGGAGTAGCCGCATTATATTTGGTTTCCTCCACATGATAAGTAATTTTTGCGTAATGATTTGCATTCACTGGGGACATACTCGTGAAGACTTCTTTCAAAGCCTCCTGGTCCCAAGTAACTTTCTTAGTGACTTTTACTTTGAACTTCATGTTATCAACTAAAACGCTAGTTGTACCAAAGTCCTTTCCAAGTTCACTCAGTTTTTGACGTGCAATTGGTAAGTAAGATTCTGAAAGCTTTTCATCAATCTCTTTTACCTGAACCTTCAACAAACGGATTTGTTGAGACAGTTCGTCACGACGAGTAAACAATTCAATATTTGACATAATCAACCTCTCTTAGTTATTTTAATCTGCTAGAACGTTAAAATATGACCGATTAATTTATTATGTCAACTACTTTTTTTTAGATAAGTATATTTCTATGCCAAGACACGCTTTCATAAGCTTCTTTTTTAGTTTAAATTCAGGGGTTTCTACACCTTTGGCATCTTCAATAATTTCTTCCCAATCACCTTCTGGATTTTGTCTTTTGTATCTAAAGTCGGCTATGTAAGCACAGATCTTTTGACCATTCACCTCCAGATTAAACCTTACTTGCAGCTCTAAATCTTTTACAGTTTTGGCGCGTTCAAGGGATTTTAGGTACAAATATCGTTCTGATTCCCACTTAGAATCAAATTTAATATTATTGATAATAACTTTTTTATTACCATATTTGGGTCTTGACCCAAGCCTTCTGGGATTATATGTTGTTCTTGCTAACATTATTGGGAAGGAACCTCCATGCCAAACCCCGGAAAATATAAATCAGTAGGACTAAACCTTGAAGCTTATGGTAAGCTAGTATTCATAGCAGATCAAGAGGATCGCGCTATAGGGCGTCAATTGTCTCGCATGATAGACCAGGAATACAATAGAGTATCTGCAGCTACAGGGCAGCAAATGACTAGAACTGAGACTGTAAGAACACCAGTCGGTAGCGGTCTAGGTGGCTATGCTGTAATTGAAGACTAAAGAAGATCGGCGCTTCCAAGCCCACCAAGTAAGCTCGAAGCTACTGCTGGGTTTTGCGCCGCTCTTTGTCTTATATTACTTTTTCTTATAGCTTCTTGCCTTATTTGCTCTATAGGACTTAAAGGTGCTGCAGGTGTTGGGGCTTTAGGAGAACCAGAAAAAATATCTTGTTGAAAAAGCTCAGATTGAGGTGGCGTTACAATTGGAACAGGCGTGCTTTGATCTGAAGCTTGATTATAAGCTGCACGAGGCACCCCTTGACGCGCAACTTGACCAGACCCCGCTAAACCAAGACCTGAAACCTTACCTGCTTGTTGTGCAATTTTTTGTAATCCAGACAAGTTTGCAGCATTTTGTTGTGTCATTTGATTTATTGCCTGAGAGGTACTCATACCAGACTTTTTAAATTTTATATATTGTTCTAACTTAGCTGTGTCGTTAAATATTTTTCCTAAGAAACTAAATTTTGCTACTTTACCTGCATTTTTAAGAGGATTACTTGCAAACCCTACCGTAATTCCTGCCGTTGCTATTGCGCCTTCTTTTCCAAAATCCCCAAGACTTTCTAAATCTTTTCCAAGTTCTTTAAGATTTTTTAAATGCTCTTTACTATATATTTTTTCAAGAACTCCTGGTTTGTAACTATCTAAAGCTTTACTTAAACCAGCAGATGCTCCTTTAGTTGAGAAAATATCCTGGTCGACGTATTTAAGGATGTCCTCAGTAATTAAACCCCTTATTTGTTCTAAAGCAACTGGGTCGTTTCTAAAAAAATTTAATGTTCTTGACACTTCTGTCTGTGTCATTTTTGGATTTATTACTAATCTAGCAGCGTCTTCTGGAGTTAAATTTCCATCACTAAGTTTTTTTATTGCAGTATTTTTAAAAGCTTCTTCAAGATTATTTTGAGCCAAACTTAATCTTTGGAGAGAAGAGACTAAATTATCTCCAGGCTGTTGGGATATAATACTTTTTAATGTAGCGTCATCCAATGAATTATCTAATTTAGCGTATCTTAAACCTTTTGATAATTTTTGAACTTGATCCCAATTTTCTTTAAATAAAACTTTTCCTGTTCCTTTTAAAGCTTTTATTTGTTCGTAAAAAGCTTGTCCATTAAATGCTGTTGGATCATCTAAATCTCTACCTGCTTTAGTCATAGCATCATCTAAATATTGACGTGCTAATCCAGATCTGACTTCTTCTGGATTGTCTACAGCTCTCAAAAGATAATTTAATCTTTCAGGAGAATCATTTTTAATTATTTTTCGTGCAAGACCGTCACTAAACAATCCTGGTTCTCTTTGAGCTTTTCTAAAGTTATCAATTATGCGTAAATCTGAAACTCTTTCAAACCTTTCAATCCCAGCTCTATAATTATCCATTGCTTTATTTCTAGCCTTTGCAGCTTTTGCAAAAGTTTTTGGTTTAGGAATGCCCCTGAGAGTAGATATATTTAAACCATCCATTTGATCGTCTATTATAGTTCTAAATACATTTAATTGATCCATAACAGTTCTGCTAGGAGTACCGTTAAAAAACATATCATCATTAATTGACTTTCTTAAAATAGATAAGTTTTCAAAAGAAGCTTTTCCATCAAGGTCATCAAGAGTATTTTTTATTTTTAACACAGTAGGGTCTAATTGATTAGGTGATCCAGCGCGTTCAAGAAGATCATCCATTTTAGCTTTTAAAGTTTTTGTATCAAAAACCTTTAAGTATCCCCCAGTTCTCGTTGCAGGTTGTCCATTAATTAAAATACTAGGTTCTTCTTTTATTATTTTTGACAGAATGTCATCTATAGCTTGAAACTCCTTTCCTGAAACCTCGCTAAAGTTAGAAAACGCAGAATTTATAGATTTTAATGTTGAATCATTTACTTCAAAACCTTCTTTAGATGCTTTTTCTAAAAAATTAATAGCATCATCAATTGAAGTAAGTGCAGATTTCTGTGCTGCACTTTGAGCGCTTTCTAAAGCTTTAAGTTGTGCAACACCTGAAGTTTCTAAGGTTTTACCTAAATCATCTAAACCTGTTTGATTTGCATTGAGAGTTTTTCTTAAATTATCAGCTTCATTAAGGGCAAAGTTTATATTTTTTGTTAATCTAGTTTTATCTTGAGTAATACCCTCTGCTAACTTTTGACCATACGAAAAAGCCCTTCCCGCACCAACAGATTCATAACTTGGCTGTCCTCCTCTTTGTATGATTGAAAGCGCCCTATCAAGACCTTCTTGTTGTAGTTGAGCCGTTGGGGATGTTGCTAATGATTTTCCCTTTCTAACGGCTCCTGTAGCTAACTTTGTACCACCTCTACCAATAGCAAAAACAGTACCACCAACTAAATCTAAACCACCAGCAATTGCCGCTTCCATGGCTACATCTTTAGCAACTTCTTTACCAGTTTGCGTTTGAACCCCAAGTAAATATTCTATTCCCTCTTCAATAGCTTGAAAAGTAGCTGCACCTGTCGCAGAACCTACCGCACTACCACCTATTATTCCGGGAAGACCTCCTGGCACACCTAATATACCACCAACTATTGAACCACCTACGCTACCAACAACCTCTGGAGCAATACCAGCTAAATCAGAAAAATCTTTCATACTAAAGGCATCGTCTTCAATAATTAAATTCTTACCCTTGTACTCTATTCCTCTATCTAATTGACCTTTTTCTGTAAGAGCTAAGTTTCCGCCTTCATCACGAGTAAAACCATCCTCACCAACAAGACTTGTTAGTATAGCCTCTTTGTCTCCTGAAGTTTCTCCAAAAGAAATTAAAGAACGTAACTTTCCGTCTGCACCAGAACTGTAATCAAATTTATCTAAATCACGGCCTCTTCTTTTGTCAACTAAATCTCCTAAACTTTGATTTGAATTTAAAGTTGAAAAAGACAAAGAACCAAGAAGATCAGCAACTTCTGAATCATCAACATCTTGCTCTATTGCTTTAAAGGCTGTGAGTTTTTGACGGTCACTAAAAAGACCTGATTCTATTCCTTGAAAAAGAGTTAATTTAGTTCTATCTTCCATTTTTCTTTATGAGCCTCGATCTTTTTTAAAATTTTCCATATAAAGATTAAGAGCTTCTTGTTCTTTTTCATCTAATGATGCGTTATTATATGCCTGATCACCAATTCTTCTTCCAGTATATTTATTTAATGTACTAAGACCTTGTTGTATATCTCTCCTGCCGCCTACAATAATATCTGAGAATAAACTATCAATTCTTGCTCTTAAAGATCTAATGTCAGTACCTAATTTTAATTGTCCAACGATTCTTTCTACACGTTCACGATCACCGTCTGAAATTGTTTTACCAGATTCTCCAAGAATCCTTGAAGCATTTTTCATTGCTATGTTATCTAGTATTCTAATCATTTTTCCTGATTCTGTTTCGTCATCACTAAACCTAATACCAAGAGCCGACCCAAAACTATCAATTTTATCTAAAGTAAATGTAAAAACGTTTCTATTATCTGCAGCTAACAAGCCTAAATCAATAAATTTTTCTTCAGCTTCACCAAGATCTTTAGCCATTCTGGAAAGTAATCTGTAAGACTCAGCTCCATCTCCGCCCATAATTGTTTTACCATTTGGATTGTTATTTGGGTTAGGGTCAAATACTCTAATTTGAAATGCTTCATCTTTAATACCAGGAATTAAATTAACATTTCTTCCCGCTGTAAGATATAAATTTTTTGCTTCTGGAGTTTTCATCGCTTCTTCTACAATACTTGCCCAACTTGATCCTGGCAAAACATCAAATTTAGAAGAAAATTCAGGATTTTCCATTAATTTAGACAGTTCATATTTATTTAAAGATTGTAGAGAACCTTTATCTAAATTAGCAATTTGACCACTAATACCCTCACCTTTTGGTATAAGATAATAATTTTCACGAGCCATTGCTTTTTCTTTAGCGGCAGTTCGTTTAGCTTCATCTGCGGAACGCATTTCGATAGCATACTTACCAGCTTGTGCAGCGCCAACTTTTGCTTCTTTTTTAGCGGCTTCTAGTTTTGGTAGGGCTTTTTCTCCAGCTTCTCCAACAGAAGATAACATCTTACCTACATTAAATCCTTTACCAGCTTTATTTTGCATTAAAGCTAATCCCATAGCCATTAAAGCTGAACTTTTATCAACCTTACCACTAACATCAATACCAGTAGCTTCCGCAAATTCTTTTTTATAATCGTCAATGCTTTTTTGTTCAGGTGTATCTGGCCCAGTTCCACGAGCTTCTGTTATAAAATCCTGCATGGCTGAGGCAAACAAATCCTCTGTTGAGTTTGGAGCAGAATCTATTTTTGTATCCCCAAGAGCTTTTTCTCTTCTGTTTAATGCAGCTTCGTCATCAATAGCTTTTTTTGCCTTTGCCTCTTGAGCTTTTCTTGCTTTAGCTGGGTCACCAACAGGGGGAGCCATACCCATTACAGATTCTTCTGTAAAAGCATCAAGAGTTTTTGGCGCAGAATTTTTTAATAAATCGTCAAAAGCTTCTTCGCCAGCTTCATTCATTATTTTTGTGATAGTTGGGCTTTGAAGAAAATTAGTATCTTGCATTTCACCAGGCGTGGGAACATTTTCCCCAGTAAATAATGCTTCTGGAACAGATCCAAGGCCACCAAACATACCTTCTTTAAAAAATCTTGATCCTTGATCATAATTTTGATCAGCAAATTCTGCAAGTTTAGCGCCTATTTCAGGTTGATTAATAAGATTTGCGCCAAAAGAAAGAGCATCAGAAATTCCACCGCCAAGATAATTACCTGCTCCAAGAACGTCACCTGCTAAATATTGAGGAAGAAATTGTTTTAAAAAAGGTCTAGCATTTCTAAGTTGTAATGCTTGTTCTTGTGCATCTGCACGATAATTTGGCGTAGTTATCTCAGGTGGTGCGTTTAATATTTCTTCAAAAGAAGGTAGATCAGCCATTTAATTACTCCATCTATGCTTGGTTTAGCCCTTGAAGCGTAGAATATGCTCCAATTCCAGCTAAAAACGGATTCGTTTGAGCAACTGGAGATGTTTGATATTGATTGTACATACTAGCAGAAGGTGTGCCAGATAGCGCACTGTAAGCATAATTGTAAGGCATTAGAGCTTGTTGTGTGTTTCTCATGCCCTCTTGTCTACCAATATCTATTCCTTGCTGTCTGTAATCTCTTCTACCCATTCCTAGTGAACCCATCATAGCGATGTCTGCTGGTGCGAGTCTTGAGTAAGCAGTGCCAATATTAGCGCCTGTAGTGGCAAGATTACCGTATCTACCACCCATTTCACCCTGAGCAGAGCCAACAGCGCCTAGAGTCTGTCCTAGACCGCCATATAAGCGTCCTGCTTCTAAGTTACGCTTCTTTTCATCTTCAGCTGCTTTAGCCTGTGCCTGTGCGCTAGAAAGCCCCATAGATCTGTACATATCAGCCGCTTGTTGCAATCTTTTTTGACCGCTTTCAAACGCTGTTTGTCGAGCTTTATTTTCTGCATCAGTTATACCAGCTCCAAGTTGTCCTGCCGATAGATCTCTTTTCCTTGCGCCTTCAAATGCTGAAGTTTCAAGCCTAGCACCTTCTGCGCCTAACTTACCAGTTAGTCCTGCCGCTTCTAATGCTCTTCTTCTTGATGCTTCGTCTGCTGACATTGCAGATGATAACGATTGTGAATAACCGCTTGATAACAAGTCAGCTATGGTTTTATTTTTTGCATCTTGAATATTTTTAGCAGTTTCTGCAGCTTGAACGCCTGTTCGAGAACCACCAAACGCTCCAGCGCCAATTGCACTAGCGTTCATTTTGTTCAGGGCTTGCTCACCTTGTTTATTGATCTCCTTCATAGCTTGATCAATAACCTGTTGTTTATAAGGGTCCATGAAAGATGTGACTGCTTGAGAAGGATCAAACTTACCAAGACCTTGTTTTGCTGTTTCTAAAGAAGGGTCAATCCTTCTGTCATATGTTTGTCTAGCGGCAAAATCACCTTGACCGCTTTGAATCGCTCTTATTGCATCCTCATAAGAATCTACAGGAGGTTTATATGTTTCAGAACCTAAATCAGCCCTTAACTTTGCACCGCCAAGTTCAGTATCATACATTCCTTTAGCACCAACAGCACCTGTTCCACTGTCAAGATATCTTTGAGCATCTGGGAAATAAGTTTTTGCCTGGCTTAATGTGTCTAGTCCAGCTGCAATACCAGATCCAGCTTCTTGTAAGTACCTTGGTTTTCCGGATGCGTCTAAGAAATATGGTTGATAGCGATTAACATACGCCTGTCTTTCCTCTGGCGTATCAAACATCCCATAAGCTGCTTGCTCAAGTGGATCTAATGCTGCTTGCTTGTATTCTGGTATGGTAAATAAGTCAGGATACTTAGAAGCATCTATAAGACCACCAGAATAAGTAACACTTCCATCGTCCGCAGTTGTTGGCGTGCCAAATATTTGATCTAATAAAAGCTGTTCACGTTGTTCAATGTATTCTGGACGACGATTTGTTGTTTGGACTGTAGTTGTTTCAGCCATTATGCAATTCCTTCCAGATTATCTTGTAGAGCATACGCTCTTTCTATACCTTTTTTCTGATTGCCGCCACCTAATCCTTTTATAGCGTCTTGAGTTAAAACAAACTCTCCTGCCATAAGCATAGCAGGTACATCATCTTTAGTTCCTGATCCTTCACTTGGCATTATTCCGCCAGTTCTTCTTGGAAAGTATTCTGGAACTGGGCCGCCTTTTTCCGCTCTCATTATAGGAGCTGAAACTCTTACATTACCATGACCAAACGGTCTGTTAGCTTCTGCCCCCATTGCGTCTGTTTCTTCTTTATCAAACATAGATAGACCTTGAGCGCCAAGGCCAAACAATAATGCTTCTCCAGCAGGAGTGTTTAAAATATTACCTAAAACATTACCTTCTTTTCCAATACTTGGAAATATTTTAGAAAGAATACTTCCAGCACCCATTAAATCATCTCTAAATTTAATGTCGCCCCCTGTCTTGGCTGCAGTTTTAGCAATCTCAGAAAGACCTTTTTGCCCTCTATCTTCTGCTAAATAACCTCCATAAGGTTGTTTCGCACTAGCGCCAATAATACCAGAAGTTATGTCATCTGTGCCTAAGCCAAATGAATCTGCCAAAGAACCACCACCTAAAGTATTTATGCCACCACCTAAGATGCCACTAAGTAAAGTTCCTCGAAGGGTTGGTTTTTGACCTGATATTAAACTACCAGCAATATTAGTAAGAGCGGCTTGACCCGCAGCGCTTCCTAAAATTGGTTTAATAAAAGTAAGTAATTCAGTAAAGAAAAATTCTGGCTGACCAGTCATTGGGTTTATACTGTTATCTGAACTACCAACTTTATATCTTTTAGGATTCCCACCCATATCCATGATAGCAGCGTTAATCCCAGCATTTAGCTCAGGACGATTATTAAGAACCTGCCGTGGAACTACCATTTCGCCTGGAGAAACGTGCGCTAACTGCGTATCTCCGTTTCTTCCCATAGCTGCCATATTTTGCATCATATCAATCTCATTAGCTAATTATATACACTTTAACAAAACTTTTACAACATTACTAGCATTATGTGCTAACTGTTACTGAACCAACCGCTCCTGTCGCTTGAAAACCTCTTACATAAGGAGAATACTCTACAGGAACTCTTAAAGCTCCCCCATGATTAAATACACCTCCATCCTCCAAACCAGAGTCATCAGTTTGAAGGGCTGTAAATACAGTAAAGGTGTTTCTGCCTTCTCCAGCATTTTGAATTTGGATTAGATATGTTGAGTAAGTCCTTATAACTTCATCAAAATATCGCCTTTCGTATTGCTCTGGTGCTATGGGCAGGTAAGGTAAGTTTAAATTTCTTGACATTAACGCCTCCCATCAAGTCGCATATCGACTCTTGGCGTACCTAACCTCCACGTCACCCCTTCATCGTCACTTTCTATTCTGAAAGCAAATGATCTTCCCCTAAGCCTTAAATATATTTGATCAGTAAATTGTTCTACTGGCACTGTTGCGCTTTGAGAAACGGAGTTTGCATTGTTTTGCAAATAGTTACCACCTGGGAAGTTTCTTGTTTTTAAAGTAACTGTAGCTGCAGGAGTTGCAGCCGTAGAGTTTCTAAACGTTAAATCTGGTATTAATTTTTTCATAAAGACAAAACGATCACCATCGCCCATATCTATCTGACTGCTTTCTATGTAAGCGCTAATAGCGCTACTAGGAGAGCTACTACCATCATCAAACCCAACTTCATGTGAATATAAGAAATGATCCGTTCCAGCAGCTATAGGATCGCTCTCAACGCCTCTATCTAGCCATACTGTCCTAGATAGCGTTCCATAATACCAAATCTGTTGCTGATAGTTATAAACAACGTAACGATCACATTCAGAGCTACTTGCAGATGGATAGAGCCACATTATCTCTGCAAATGCTGTATTTGTAGATGCAGTAACTTTTTCTAACTGACCATTGTTGATATCGTTAAATACATAATCCCTTACAGAACAAGGCAACCGCTGAACGGCGCCACTGTATACATAAAACTCTTCTGCACCCATCCAGTAAACACTATCTTCAACCGCTATTGCAGCCAATGGTCCAGCTATTGTTATGTTTTCAGATATAGAATTAATGCCAAAAGTAAATGGTGGTCCTAAATACTGCATTGCGTGTAAAGAAACATCAGTAAAAACAAGGACTTGTTGTCTAGTTTCAACAGCAGTTACAATTTTTGATCCAGAACCAATTCTTAAATCACCCGCAGTATTTGTAACAAGAGAGTTCCAAACAAGAACATTCTCTTGATCTGAAAATCTAATTAACAATGGATCTTGCACGCCAGCATTTGTTTCGCTGTCACATCCAAAAGCAATAACGTGCCTATCTTTATCAGAAACTAATACTTGTTTTGCGATAGTCGGTGCTGAAACTGAATTGGTAAGGTCACTTATTGCAACGGCTCTTGTAGAAGTGCCATTTGTTTTGTCCCAATAGAAAATACCAGCATCTCGAACATTAATAATTAAATCTTCACCAAAATTATCATGGCTCCAAATTCTTAAAGTAGAACCAGATACAATCAAAGAAGCAGCAGAGTTCCAAGTACCACGACCCCAAGTCCCTGCGCTCCAACCTGTTCCAGTTATAGTTGTATCAAGACCAGTGTTAATTTGATAAGCAGCAACGACAGAGCCACCTCCATTGCTACTATCACTTGTATTTGAAAATACATATGTAGGTTCTAATCCATTGGTTGTGGTAATATCACCAATAGTTGCTACTTCTCTTACCTCAATTTGATATGTGTTATCGTTTACAATATCTGTAATTTGATATTCTTGGTTTAAAACAGCTGCTGTTACTAACCCACCCAAGCTTGCAGCACCTGAAAACGTAACAAAATCATTTACTAAAGCACCATGACCAGTTTCACTAACTGTTATAGTTGCACAACCAACAGACGCACCAGAGCTATGTGCTGCTGCTGCTGTGCTGTTTAAACCTCTTACACAACCAATTAAATCATTACTTGACACAGCTGCGTAAGTTATTATCTCACTATCTATTTTTATTCTACCAGACGCTGGAAAGCCTGTAGAGCTTGTTAATGGAATGGTAGTGTCCACCGCTGTAACTGAAGCGCTTAAAGTATTTGCTTTAGTGGCAAAAGTGGCGTCACCAGCAGAGGTTGTTAATCTTATAGGTGTTATGTCGTAGTAAGCACCACCCTCATTAATATAATATTTTAAGTGCGTGCCAACGCCTAAGTAAGCACTACTATCCAAAGCGACCCAAGGATGTAATGCTCTACAAGTTCCTAAAAAATTTGTAGTTGTATTTTTTATCCATCCACCAATTTTCTCAGGAAAGCCAAATCTGAACCTAACTTTATCCATGTCAAACCAACCACCTTCATTAGAATAAGAGGTGGTTTCACGGTTTATACCGGGTTTAAACTGGAGTTTGGTCAATGGCATACGTTTCTCCTAGTAATGTTTTACACTAAAAAATTAATTTAACAAGTTTAAAGCCTGTTCTTTTGTCTCATCATTTCTTCTAATCCAACCACGACCAAACGTATCAAACGTACTTAAAGATCGGTAGAAGTTATCTCGCATATGGTGCATTTGCTCTATTATTTCTGCTGGCTCTACTTCCAACACAGCCTGTAGTGTCATTGGCCCTATACCACCATCTTGCTCTACACCTGCAATACGCTGTAGTGCCTTAGCTGATCTGCTTGTTCCAGAGTTTACACCCCAATCAAATACAGACCAGTCAACACCAGAAGGAAGGTCATCTGCTCGAATGCGATCCCAATAGTTCTCTCTATATATAGGATACACATCATCGTGGGTAAGACCCTCCATCTCACCGTCCATTACTTGCCGACCAGCATACTGTTCGTAAACTGCGCGTGTAACTCCATGATTTGTCTCGCCGCCGGGATCATTAGGGTGATTTACATACCCCCCTTCGTGTTCTAACAGCCAACCCATGCACTGTTCAAAATTTTGTTTCATTTTGCATTCTTTCTTAGTTTAGCAAATTGGCGTGATCCAAACCAAAATGAGATAATACTTGTAAAGAGTAAATTCGTGTCGTCATTCCAAATTTCTTGTGCCGCATCGTTAAATGTAACACCTGTACTCATAGAATAGAATAAGCCACTAATTTTTACAGTCAGAAACAAACCCACAAATAAATATGTTACAACTGGCCTGACTGACCCTGATAGCGCCGCTGCGAATCCAGACTTAGCGTTAGCTGCTGCCATACTTTTATATATACCTTCTGCCTCTGCAATATCTGCCTTAGCATCTAGCTCGTCTAATTTAAGAGATGATAATTGCGCTGCGTACTTACCCTTGGCCTCAAGCATTTTAAGCTCTTGGGCATCTTTCTGTTTCTGCTGAAATAAATCAAGTACACTTGGTATTATAGAAGTACCAAACCCTAGCGCTGCTCCTAACAGTGATAACATATTATCCTCCTATTTTAATTTAGTCTTAGAAATAGCTGTAGCACCCATAAAACCAACCACCACACCTAACTGAGCGACGATAAAAGTGTTTAAAAAACCTGAAGCAGTCGCAACTCTTTCAACAGCTACTACAGGTGTTAGCAAAACAACGACAGCTACAATCGTCACAATCATTGCAATCCACGCCATAATACGTTGCGTATCGGCTAACTTATCTTCGTTCTCCAGACGTATCCAACGTTCATGACGATCCATTTCTTCATCGGTTATAACACCGTCACCATCAGCGTCCGCCATTGCGTACTTACTATTTTCCTGTAATTTCTTAGCCATTTTTTCTCCTAGTCTTAAAATGCTCAATTAGACAACGGGTTGTCAAGAGCCTCCTGTAATCTCTCATTTAACTGTTCTTCAAGTTTACGCATATCTTCTTCTATTCTGTTTTCTATGTCGCGCATTGTATCACGAACATCCTTCTCTGTCTCCCTATTTAACGTTTCAACCTCTCTTATTGCAGCTGTCACGTCTTTTTGCACCTCGTTCATTTGATTAAGAACGTCTTCTAATACCAAGTCTATAGAGCTTTGCGTTGTTTTTATGCGTTCAGAAGATGTCTCAATCTTT